CTTCAAACCGAACTTCAACAACATGCGGGACCTTGGGTGGTTTGTCATGTGTGTGAACCCCCAAAGAGGTTCCATATGAGTGAAGTTTACAAACACGATGTGGAGGTACATAATGCCTATCGATCAAGGTAAACTGCCAGTGGCTGAGATTTTTGACTCCATCCAGGGAGAGGGGTTTTGGGTCGGCACTCCTATGAGGTTTGTGAGGCTGGCGGGATGTCCTGTAGGGAAAAAGGCGAGTAAAGATTTTTATGAGATACATCCTACTATCGCTTCCTCTCCTACTTTCCAAAAACAATCAGCTTGCCAAACTTGGGACGGTCGTTTCTTCCCCTGCGACACTGACTTCTCCTGCCACTCCTACATGGGGGTGGATGAGATGTTGGGGGATATGGTTCAACAGCACGTCTGTTTAACCGGAGGAGAGCCCCTAATCCACCAAAAACGGTTGATAGAACTGGGGTTTTTCCAACAGGTGTTTGCCAAAAGAACCCAAGTGCACATCGAAACCTCAGGCACTATCATGCTACACCCCAGTCTACAATACGATAGTAGGGTTTGGATAACTGTCTCCCCTAAAGCCGGGTTTCTACCCGAAATGATCTCCAACTTCGCTAACGAGGTCAAACTGCTGGTGGATGAGAATTTTGATGAGAGTAAGTTTACCTGTATGCCGAGTCCTCAAGCTAATGTTTATGTCTCTCCTATTAACGATGAAAAAACGGTGAACCAGGAGAATGTTCAAAGGGCTTTGAAGATACTGGGAAACCATCCAGAGTGGAGGTTGAGTTGCCAATGGCACAAGTTCTTAAACCTGAGGTGAAGTTATGGTTTTAATCCCACACCGCGATGAAGACGCTCCCCACAAAATGAAAGCCAAACGAGATGGGGAATGTGCAGAATGCGAACAAGAACTGGTTGAGGGAGATGAGATCATCTGGGATCCCAAGGAGTATAAAGCCTACTGTATTCCTTGTGGGGAAGAACTCCTATGAGCGACCCACATATCTCGTTCCGCAAACCTAAATGCATCATTGAACAAGACTGCATGTCTTGGTCTCACAAATACTACCTCTATCTAGGTCGTCACTATCACCACGCGGGGAAGGAGTGTTGGATCGTTGGAGCCATCAACACCGTGACGAGTGAAGACAGAGCACGCCACTACAACACTAACGAAGGCGCACAAGACCCCAAAGCAGAAGCCTTGGTCTTCTGGGAGGCCTTCCTCACCGGTATGACCCGCGCACCCGAGACAGAAGAAAAACAAGATTGGGAAATCGAACTCCAAAACTACCTTCAGAAAGAGGCGAAGAAACATGGCTACGTTGAAGAAAAGAAAAACATCATCGTTTAGATGGTCACCTGAACGTCGGAAGAGGTTTGAAGCAAAAAAATATGCTCGCGAAAGAGCTGTGAACCCACTTCCCTTCGTTAAGGTTTCAGATGAAATGGTTAACGATTTGCGTTCAACTCCCGTTGCCATTCAGGGAGAAAGCAAGTTCTACTCCCATATCGACAACCCAATTGGTTATACTAAAGGTAAAATCGAGGTAATCGACTTTATCGAAGATAAACGTCTCAACCTCCATCTAGGTAACGCAATCCAATACATCGTCCGTTCTTCCTACAAAGGTGGCCGCGACGACCTTCGTAAAGCTATCTGGTATCTCCAACGTGAAATTTACCGTCAAGAACGGGAGTGCGCTAATGGACCACGGTAAAATCGAACGCGGTGTGAAGTTAATCCTGCAGGGATTGGGATGTGACTCACGCGACCAAAACTTCCTCGAAACTCCAGACAGGGTCGCCCGTATGTACCACGAAATCTTCAACTGTCCGGATGTAGAGTATCCAACGTTTGAAGAACGTTACAACAACTTCATCCTTCTCCGTGGACACGAAATCTGGGGGTTTTGCCCTCACCACCTTCTCCCTGTTGAAATGTCCGTCGACGTAGCCTACATCCCTAATGGTCATGTATTGGGTTTATCAAAGCTAGCTCGCCTCCTCCACGACATCAACCGCGGCCCCATCCTCCAGGAGAAATTCACTAATGACGTTATCGACAAGATCTACGAAGTCCTCCCGACGTGTAAAGGAGCGGCGTGCGTGGTTACCGGAAAACACGGATGCGCCAAGATACGAGGGGTTCACACCAAGGGGGATTTCCGAACCTACTCCATCCGAGGAGACTTCCAGACGGACCCTGATCAAGAAAGGCGGTTCCTCGAGCTCGCCAGAAATGGGCATGGGAAGTAAGAAATGGACATAACTATAGCAGAAACTATGCAAGTTGTTGCTGAAACTCATAAACATGCAAAAGAAAACGGGTTAGGCCGAGGTAAAGGAGGTACAGGAAGCTTGCCTTGTTCTTGTTGCAAAACTGGTACGATTAACTACTCCGTAGCCTCAGTTAATGGTCATATATGGGGTAAATGCACAACTCCTAACTGTGTATCATGGATGGAATAATGAATGGCAAACCAAACACCTGCTCCGGCTGCCCCTACTTCGACCGCCCGATGGTCCGAGGGGACGGGCATCCCGCAGCCACCCTCTTCATCCTCGGACAGTCTCCGGGTGATAGGGAGAGGGAGTCGGGCAAACCGTTCTCTGGCCCCTCGGGTGAAGTGCTTAACACTGCACTTCGAAAAGCTGGTATTTCCCGGGCCCAGAATTACGTTAGTAATATGGTTAAGTGTTATGTACCCGCGGGAGAGAAGATACACCCATCGGCGGTTAAACACTGCAGACCTCTACTGTCCCGCGAGATGGACCTTCTCCCTAACTGCAAAACAATACTTACGGTTGGTAAGGAAGCTTTTGATGGATTAACCGGAAAGGATATCAAATTTGTCCATAACAGAAAATCAGCCGAATCAAACCCCTCTGCGTGGCTTCGAGGTTGTCCCCTCCGTTTGGCAGACGGACGGATTGTCCTTGGTACGGTGCACCCAAGTTTTGTCATGCGGTCAGGATTTCTCAATGCACCTTCATTCGAGCATGATGTCCAGCGTGCTGGAGAGTTTGCGGAAGGTAGTAGAATCATCCCACCAGATAACTTTATTGAACACGCATCTGACAGGGAAGTTATTGAATACGTTGAACGGATCATCCTACAACGCGAAGGCGCAGTTGATATTGAGACTCCAGAAGCCTCTGTTGATGAAGATGAGTTGGACTCAATTATCGAGACTCCTATTAGCCTTATCGGGCTTTCAGCTGCAGTTGGAGAAAGTATCGGAGTTCATCCTGATCAATTCCATCTGCTTGATCCACTGCTCGGCGATGGAGTACCGAATGAAGTCGTATTATGGGCGTACAACGGTGGCTTTGACTTTCTCCATCTTGGGAAACGATGGAGTCTTAAACGTATTAAACCCGCCGACGCCATGATTGCGTTCTACTTGTTGTGGTCGGATATCATGTCGTTTGACTTCGCAACCGCTGCGTCGTACTACTGTAATTTCGGGTATTACAAGAACTGGAGGAAGTTAGATCCAACGAGGTATAACACGATTGGTAACTGCCGTGATACTTATGGAGCCTTGCAGATCGGTCAAGAGTGCCTAAAAGAGATGCGCCGCAAGAAGACTAATATGGAAGAGCTCTTCTGGTCGATTATGCCGGTTATAAAAGCCGTCGAACCCTGGCGCACCAAAGGTTGTAACTACGACACCAAAGCCTCTATGCAGATGTTAGTTATGCTCTCAAAGACTCTTCAGGCGTACGAAACATTCTGGAGTACAAAACTACCTCTAGTTGACTGGGGTTCACCAAAACAACTAGTCACCCTCTTTACCGCGATGGGGTTAAACGTCCCAAAGAAAAAGCGCCCTAATGGCACCTTCACTCCTTGTATGGATGATGACGCGCTAGAAACCCTAGCTAAGAAAGGAGTTCAACTTGCCTCACTCGTTAGAGAAATGCGAACCCTTAGAAAAGCGTCGGATTTTGTTGATCTTGCCGACAGAGACGGTCGCGTCCGTACTCGTGCTAAATTGCACGGTCAAGCAGGAGGAAGAATTCAGCTTGTGGATAAATCGTTGCAAACAATCCCAGAAACCTTGGGAGGAACTTACCCCCGAAGTCTTATCATCCCCGATCATCCAGACGATCTTATCTTGGTTAGTGACTTTAGTCAAGCTGAGTTCTTTATATACGCCTGGTACACCCAAGACCCCGAGTTGTTAACCATCCACGAAAGCGGAGACTACTGTTATGGATTCTTTTATGAGGAGATATTTAAGGAACCTTTCTTCATCCCTAACAAGCCCAGG